GCCGATCAATGCCTGACCGACCACCTGACCCTGTTGCAAACCGCCGAGGCCAGAAGTGGGCAGCGTTGGCTGCGTGAAAAATTCATTCGCCTGCACAATTGCAAGCTGTCCAATGACCATATTACCCGGCCCTTGGACAGCCAATGCAGGCAACGTCATATTCGGGGCAAACGCAAAATTCATTGCGCCCGGAGACGGGTAGTACGTCTCATGCCACGAATACGGCAAATTGCCGACAGTGCGATCCATGACGCGTTCCCCTTAGAAATTCAGCGAGGGCATCGAGAAGCCGCCAGAAACCGGACCGGTCGCGGCGCGCAGGATTTCACCGAAAGCAGAACCGCCAGCCTTCAAAACTGCCGGGGTTTGCGCATTCTTGGAAACCAACGTCGCCAGCATGGCAACGCCGATCACGGCGACAAGAATGGTGACGATGCCAGTCATCATATTGTTCATTTGGATTTCACTCCGAGTTGTTCAGTGAGTTTTGCAAAGAATCCCTTATTGCTAAGGAATAGCGTCATGATCACAAGCGCGAGGATTCCGTTAGCGACAGGACGAATCGGGCGAATGTAGCCGAGGCTACCAACTACCAGCATTGCCAACACCCATTTCAGGTAATTGTTTTCGCCCGTAAAATCGTCTTTCAAAAGCGCCGCCAATTCACCGTGGGTTCCGCGCACACCAGTAATCAGCATGAAAAGCCCGATGATGATAAGCGCGAATGTCACAGCGACACCCCCAGCGTCCCGAGATACTTTTTCAGATTGCCCTTCATCGTCACGAAAACAAGAAAGCCGATGATCAGCGCACCGACAATGACGGATGATTGTGGCATGTCAAGTACCCCTTATTTCCACACCTTGTTTGCAAGGGCCGGCTTTTTCGCGCCGATGAAGTAGAACACAACGGCAGTGACAACCATTGCGACGGTGATTTGCAGTCCGAGAATGCGCATGGGAATTTCCTCAACCTTTGATGAGAGAGATAACCGACTTCCAGAAGCCGGCCAGGATGAAAAGCAACAACAGGAAGATCGCCCAGCCCCCAACGGTCATATCCGTGGAGAATGGACGCTTCCACCATTGGGCGAAAGCGTCCATGTCGATTAACCGCCAGCCGGCAGCGAACCAGCGCCGGAAATCACGTTGATCATGGCGAAGTCTTCAAAACCGACCAGGATTTTCGAGTTGGCTCCGACCGACGATGCATTGAGGTTCAATTCAATGTTGCCGTACTGAATGGTATTCAGCGGCTTGCCGCGATGATCGAAGTAGTAAACCCCGCTCGGGTAATCCGTGCCGATTCGATTGCGCGACAGCAGCGCGTTTTCAAACGGCGTGTACTTGAACAGGTTCGTGAAGTTGGCCGAGGTCAGCGCCCAGTAGTTGATATCCGTACCCGGATTCAGCGTACCGCCGTTGTCCCAAATTGCGAACGTCGAAAGGAACGAACGGAAATTCGAGTAGGGAATCGGGAAATCCTGATTCGCCTGCATCGAGGTCATCGTCGTGTTTTTCAGTTCGTAAATCGTGGACAAATCCTGCAACGGCAGAATCGGGCCATTCGGACCAACCGGCAACTGGTCGAGGTAATGCTGATACACCGTCACCTTGACGTTGCCAATGGTGCCGCTGTTACCAGCGTACACGGCTTCCGTGGAATCACCGGAAGCGACGAACGCGCCAGCGGTGTTCAGCGTCAGCTGCAAATTCATGGTGGCGTTCACGACGCCCGCATAAACCGACCCGCGCAGATCGTAATCAGAATATGCCAGGGGCACGTAGTAACGCATTTTGACGGTGCCGGTAGCACCACCAGCCGGCGCAGCGGGCGCGGACATGACGTCCACATTGTTGCCGTATGCGACGGGCGGCGTGGTGAGGGTCTGCACACAGCCGAACGGCGAAGACTGACGCGCGGTGTTCACCAAATGCAGGTGCCAACCGGTGGTCTGAATTCGCGTGTTGTTTTGCAGATCGGTGAAAACAACCTGCTTCAAAATGTTGGCAGCGCCCAGCTTGGTCAGTGCGACCGGAGTGGTAGCGCCCACGGTGAAATCGGCTTCGATATCGATGAAGAAGCCTTTGATGAGGCCCACGTTGCGCGGCACGATATTCAGCACCGGAGTGGCCGGCCCGTTCTGCGTGACAGCGTAAATGTTCTGCAAACGCTCAACGGCGCTTGCCAGGACGTAGGAACGTGCGGCGGCGTTCTGCTGCGCCGGATTGACAGTCTGCTGACCAGCCATGTTTTGTTACCCCTTTACCTGAGAGTGAATCATGTTGAAAAAGATGACGCCGAGAAAAGCCATCACCGTGATAGTAACCCAATTGGTCGGGTTTTTGAGAAGCGCATAATTCAGCATTTCATTTGCCTTTATGCGTTGGCCGACTTCGATTCTCGCCACTTGAAAATCAGTCGGATGACGGAGAAGCCAATCAGGACCATCAACAGCACAGTAACCCAATTGGTGAAATTGAACGTCAATACAGCGGGTGCGTCAGTTGCCATTTGAATCAACTCCTTTAATAGCACACAGGAATCCGGCAGTCAAAAGAACGAGAACCGGGACTTTTCTTTATGCCCGACGAAAGAAGCGACGATTTGATCCTCATTAGGCACAGGGGCCAACGCAACCATTTCATCGCCGCTCACATCGTAATACCACGAATTGAACCGGGGCAAGCGATCCAACACCTCTTTAGGCATGATGCCGGTGAGCGTCTTTCGATCCCGCACATCATTTAGCCAAAACACTTGCAGAAAACTTGCCTCTGTCAAAACGAACCGAGACAACCAAACCGGGCGCTGCGACAAAACAATGGTAGGGATATTGAGGCTGCGCCCCTGAGTCAGAATTGCATTGAAGGCGTCTGACTTCCCATCAAACGGAAGCATATAACCTTCGTCCACATACAACCCGACATTTCCTGCATACCGAATGCGCCAAAGCAAATCTTCCATCGCTTCGTCTTCTGTCATGTGTGGACGCACGACATACAGACCCGGCTTTTTCGGTAATTTATACGGCGGACCGATTTCGGTGTAAGGCAAACGGTTAATCAGTTTGTCCCGCTTGAAATCCATGATTATCCACGGCATCCGGCGATAGTTCCGCTTTGACAAATGCCAAATACCGGCAACGGTTTTACCGCTGCCGGTAGCGCCAAGAATCGTCAAGCGGTGACTGTCGTCAGGGAGTCGCATCCTTCATTCCGCCTTTGTCGCTGAGTGAGTAAACATTGCCGCCATTTCCGGCGGGATTCTGTTCCGACTTTTTCTTTTCCGCTTTCTTCGCGTTGGAACGCATCGTCAAAACTGCGATGCGTGGACCGTACACCGCAATCAAAGCCCCGACCAAATTCACCCAAATGATCGTTTCTTCGCTTGCGTCCCAATCGTAATACTCCTGAACTGCGTTGACCGCTTCCGCTAGCGTTTTCGCTTCGTTGGCGTCGATCTGCAATTCCGGCACCTTCAAGAAACCGGCACCCATTGCATGCACAGAGAAGAGCAACTTTTCCAGACCGCTTACAGCATTATTACCCTTCTTTGAAGCACCTGATTTACCGGTTCCAGAATCGGCGGTCCGACTTCCGCCTCCTGGCTTCCGTCCGCGCTTTCGGGCTGGCTGTCCGTCTGCTCGATATCCGAAGGGGGCGGCGGGGTCACTTCCACCTGCTCCGGATTGATCACCACTTCCGGCGCTGCGATTTCCACCGAGGGATTCGGGATCGACAAATCCGGCTCCGACTGTTCCAGCGCCGTTTCCGCCATCTGCATTGCTACGTCCGCCGTCACTTCCGTCTGGATTGAGGATGACCGCAGCCGGTCCAGTTCCGCCTGCTGACTTTCCACCGTTTTCATTAGCCATGAGATTTTGTCTTCCTGGGATCGTGTATCTTCTTCAAGAGCCGCAATATCGTCGCGCGTTTCGCCGACGATGATTGCAGCGGCGGTAATTGCAACTTCGGCGGTAGCGGCATCGGTAACGCTTGCGTTTGCGTTGTCCGCAATTTCGTCAACCTTTGCCACTACTTCATCGCGCAGTTCATCAATTGATTCGTCCGGCATCGCTGGAATCCTCATCATGGGTGAGAGCCGGCGTGTCCTGCTTATCACCTTCCGGCTCGGGAATTCGACGCAGCAATTCCGCAAGCATGTTGTGCAGAATCACCTGATTCTTGCCCACGGTATCAATACGCATTTCGAGCATTGTCAATCTCTCCGATCCCTGAGCGACCAATTGTTCTGCCTGTGCCTTGAAGAGCAATACCTGCTCTTTCATTTCTTCC